CGCCCATAACATCGACATCTTTCGAAAACCAGTCTATACTGACGTGCGTGATGTCACCGTCTTTTACTTTCTCTATCACTTCAGCTGTTCTTTCTGTAGGCTCAAATACTTGAGCCATCATTGTTACAGCTATTTTTCCATTCTCTAACTCCTCAATTTGAGGATTGAATGCCTTTCCGATTAAATCGTCGGGTGTTCTTTGATGATTGTAATATATAGGTAATTCATTGAATGCATCCAAACTTTCTTTGAGGATACTGGGTTCAATGAAAACCTTTTGGTCATCGCCATCAACTTCATAGTCGTGACGACCAGAGGTAATAGCTTTAATTGGAAATTCCCATAAATCCTTTTTACCGGAAACTTCCTTAATCTTTTTAACGTCTAATTTGAAATCTAAAGCAAATTTTCTTTGGGTCTCTTCAGTGTTAGTAATTCCAAATTCCTTTTCTTGACCATTCTCTTCTGCCCACATTAAACACATTCCTTGAGCCATATTTTCAGAACTATCTATACCTCTCTTTTTTAATCGCGGGCCTAACTCCAATACACATCTCTCAAACGTACTCATACTTTCTCCTCTATTACAAGTTCTTTTTTAACGCCACTACCCTTTCTTCTATTACCTGTTTTGTTTTTAGAAAGTCTTTGTTCTGTGCGTCTACCTTCTTCTTTTTTATCTTGATTTTTCCCACCACTAATATTAACATTAGGTTCGGTAGGTTGTATTTCTACGATTCCATCAGGGTCTAATCCTCTTTCAGCTCGTACTTCAGATGATGCCAATACTCCTTCAGACATATAAATCATATCAGTCTTAGCTTTAGTAAAAGCGTCTTCTAAGTTAAGTGAACGGAAAACAAATCGTGCATCGCCAAGTTGTGGCATAAGTTGTGAATTAATAGAAGATTCTACAGCTTTTTGTAAATATTTTACATAAGGTTCAAAAATAGGTCTTGCTTCAGCTGGATTAGACCACATTGTTCTAGGTACCTTTAAAGCCATATGAATCTTATCTACTAAGTCATCTGTAAATTTGCCATATTCAAAAGCGCGGTCTGTGCCTTCTAGTTCTTTAATTTCAATGTCATTACCGTGAATTATATCTTCACCGGGTTCTAAAGTATTAAAAGTTTCAACAATTTCATTAATCTTATCAGGGCCATAGGGCATATCAGGGAGCCCACAGGAAATGTCGAAACGAGAGACCGCATATTTATTTAGAGCGGCACCAATGTCACGCTCTGCATAATCTTTTAGGTCTACTAAGTATAAAATAGTATGGATATCGGATAATCCATACGCATAATCGTCAAATGGGTTGTTTTGTAATTCTACTATTTCATCTGGGTTAAAACGAACATCTTCTTGGTCTGCACCAATGGATTGGTAATACCACATTACCTGACCGTGTTCGTTTCTTTTAACATACATATTTTGAGAAGAACGTAAAACTAGGTTGTCTCCAGTCCATTCCAAGTATCCTGAACCAAAGATTCGAGCATTACGTAGCCAACCATAGATTGTCATATCAATATTGATATCAACAAACATCTTCTCGATTCTTTCTCTTAATTCCTTATCTTCTGTAACGATGTCATAACCGTCCTTTACTGCATAAAGGCAAGGTAAATCAATTAAGGAACGTACGATTGGGTCTGAAAGATAAACATTCATATAGGTTCTATTGTCACCTATGTGTTGCTCATAATTTCTCATCCCTTGAGAGTGGGAAAGTTTTAACCTTCTTATTATACCGTCTCCAAAGCTACGAGGTTTATCTTCCGGAGTGGAAGGATTACTACCCGTAACAGCAAACAAACGGCGTATTCTATCACCAAGACCCATTGGTATCAAATAATAAATAGACGAGTCAGATATTTAAAGTTATTGCTTATAAACCGCGTATATAGTGTTTTCCGGGGCTAGAAGTTCGTCTTCCGGTAGTAGTTAATCCACTTCTGCTATGTCTTCCTTGTCTCATAGCTGTTGATTTCTTTTTAACGGTTACTGCACTAAGAGCAGCACTAGAAGGTAACATCGAAAGTGCAGAATGCACCCCTAACATACTACTATCACAATAATCATCGTGTTTTCCATTAGGAGCCGATATTTTTTCGGTTTTTTGAGTATTATCCATAATATATTCTAAATAACAGTGTTCTCGATACCATTTCCACATTAATTTCTTTGCTTCCCCTTCTTGGACATCAGGGTTAGGCACCCTGATAGTACCTTTTTGAACAAATGATACATAATCACGATAACCATATGTTTTAGTCCCTCGAGGTCCTCCTGTAAACACGAAAGGTAAGAAATGTATACTTCTTGGAATACATTGTAACCTTATGTCTTGTTCGACGGCGCCCCCAATGCCAGTTGCATCGATAATAACACGAGCGGCACAAAAATCATCAGCCACAGACATAATTCGTTCTCTCTGATAAGGTATATCGTGTCCTCCAGACTTTGGTCCGATTTCTTCCAAATAGACAAGTCTTGCGATATTACCTTCATCCACCTTTTCAGTGCTCCAAACACTAATAACAGTAGAATTGACAGATTTGCCAATGTCAACAGCAACAGTATTATTTTTTCCTGTCTCGGCATCTGGGTCGATGGTCCCTTTGGTGATAAGTTCATAATTTTCGAAGCATTTTCTTATATTTTCCGGAATAAACACACTTGATATACTTTCCACAAACTCACATTCGTATTCTGTTTTCCAATGAATAGAGTCTTCACCCCATTCAGTCATTTTATTTAACATCTCCTCCTCTTCATAAGGAGGGGTGTAGGCTTCGCCCTTAACAATCGCATTTCGCCAAGTATAATGTAATCGAGTAAACGTATCTTCATAACCCTCGTCATACAAATAACGATACATATGGTTCTCTTTACTTTTTGGTGTTCCAAGATTAATAAATGGAGCCTTATTTGCGATGATGGCGGGTTCAACGTTGTCGACAAATAACTCGTCTGATATTAATGGTGACTCGTCAACTATTAAAAGTGTTGGGTGCTGTCCTCGAATCGATTGTCCTTGATTTGAAGGCGCTACAGGTGCCCTACGCAGAATTGTACCCCCTTTCATCTTAATATGGGGCTTATTATGTAGTTTATAGTTACCAATTAGACTATCTAAAAATGCATTATCTCTAAAATGACGCAAACAATAGTCAAAAATCAGGGCGCACTGGTCTTCTGTCGGTGCTAAAATAAATACTAGGTCTCTAAATCGGTTAAAAAACATATATATGACCGATGCTACCGACAGTGCCCACGATTTGCCACTCCCTCGTGGTGCAAGGATAGCTAGTTTTCTCTGTTTATCGGGATTACCGTCTGGAAAAGTTAAAGATTTAACAATAATATCCATTTGAAGAGGTCTTAATCGTAATGGCCTCTGTTGTTTGTCAATTAAATAGGTTCCACAAAAAGCTCGGACTAATTTTTCCATCTTCTTTTCATCTTTTCGCACTTCTGCAAAAAAAGCGGATAAATTCTGTGAATCGAATTTATTTGGTCCACTCAATATGGATTTAATCTCTTTCGTCTGATTCGCTACTGGTATCATCTTCCTCTAACTCTCCTAAAAAGTTCATAAAGTTTTCAGTCTTCTCTTCTACCAAAGTAGGTATTTCAATATTAAGAGAGCGGAACTCAGTATGAATATCGCGAACAATTTGGTTTCTTTGCTGCAATAGCTTTGTTCGTTTGTTAACATCCCGAATAGATACAGAAATTTCTTCCCACAGCAAGTCTTCAATAACAAGATTTCTAGCCAAAAGGCGTACAAGTTCTTTATGACGTTCATATTCTCCTTCTCCAACGCGTTTTCTCAATCGGGTTATATAATTATCTACTTCTTCTTCCATTTATCACTTCTTTTTCTTTTTCGTTTTCTTTTTCGTTTTAGGTTTTAAAGCTGGGTATTTTTTATAAACCGCACGTTTAATTCCCGCAGGACGTGGTGCATTGTGAGCTAGTTTTATTGCTGACTTTGCTCGAGCTAAAGTGTTAATAGGGAAACTGCCTGCTGGTGCTCCCCCTGATGGCCCTGCAAAGGCTTTTACCCCTTTGTATTTGCCAACGTTTGAACCACCCGGTTTTTTACGAGCAGTTTTCTGTTTTTTGGTTACCATAATTAATTATAAATAAAATAATATCTCCATTCACTAGAGCCAACTTTAATGACCCCTTGTCCAAACACGTTTGTTATAGTTACTGCATTAATAGCAACATTCATTGATACTATGCACGCTTTCACCGTCTCTTCAGTGCCTTGGAGTACAGAACTTGCCATATTTATTTACTATCACAAATACAAGTCTTAGCTTTTGTACTGTGCTTAGAACTCCATATCTCTAATCCACAAACTTTGCAATTCGTGTGTGTAATTTCGGTTGCTTCTGCCATATTTCTCCTTTAAGCCGATGTACTACTGGCGTTACCACCAGTTGATTGTGTATTTGGGCTCTTTACAAATGCAGCTTTGTCTTCAGTTGCATCGACGTTTATAGTTGGCGCTCGGCCTCCGAAAAACAAGTCTCCAGTATCTGTTGCGTCTCGCGTATCTTCGTATTCTTTTTTAGTTTCTGCCATATTTATTTCCTCTAATATTTTATTTTTAGCTACACGCTGCGGTCTCTGCCGTTTTAGCTGCACCTACTCCTGCTGTTGCAACTACTACTGATGCATCTGCATTTGCGTTTGCTGTGGTTGCTACGGCTAGAGCTGCTGTTGCTGCGGCTAACCAAGCATCGGCAGCTGGGTTAAGACCTAGTTCTGCTCCTGCTGCAACTCCTGCTGCTGCTTCGTCTGCTACTAATGGTGGTAGTGCTGCGGCTGTTACTGCTGCTGCAGCTACCGCTGTTGCTAATATTCCTTCTGCTGCTGTTACAGCTGTTTTTGCTGCTTTGCACGCTGTGGTATCTTCTTCCGCCATATTTATTTCTCCTTTTTAGATTTTTTAGCGACAGTAGCACAACAGGCGCATCCTTCTATTAGAACTTCTAATAATTCGTGAAGTCCATCTAATTGTTCTGCTAATTCAGCCACTTCAAAATCGTTCATTTCTTACCCTTCTTTTTTGATGCAGCTTTCTTAGCTGGTGCTTTAGCCTTTACTTCAGGCATTATCTTATCTTCTTTTTCTACCTTTTTTGGTAATATTGGATTACCGTGTCTGTCTAAAGGTATCGAAGGTTTTTCTCTAGCGTGTAATTGTGACATAATTAACTCCTTAACAAAAGTAGGTTATCCTGACATATAAATGTTTCGGTCACTTTTATTCTAATTCCTTAAGCCTGTCTAGAACTACTTTCTCTTCGTCTTCGTGGTCATTTCCATTACGGAATGTACCTTTTCTTGTTTGTTCTATCTGACTGTTCTGTTGAGCAGTCCATAGTTCTAATACTTTATATATGATAACTAATGCGGGCGAGCCTATAATCAGTAATACTGACTTATAAGATTCTATATCTTCTACTACCTCTGGATGACGAAATGCCATCGTAACCAGAAATACAGAGAGTCCTACCCACGCCATTACTACTGGCGCTGCTACCAATACCATCATAAAGTTAGCAAAGTTCCCATCTGGGTTTGCTGCG